GCCAGTGACACGCGTGCCGTTCACGTCAATGGTGCGATACTGGCTGTTAATCAGCGTGCTGGTATCGATGGGCGTCATGCTGGCCGCCTCAGTAGCAATAATGATGCTGGCACTGGTGAGGGCCGTCACAATCTTCTGAGAAGAAATCTCATCGACAATCTTATTCAGGTTTTGCTGTGCCTGTTTCAGGCCAATCAGTTTTCCAGCCATAACGGTCACCAAATTAATTTAAATCATGTTGATTCTACCACGAAACGCAAATACTATATCTACTACTAAAGCAGGTGGGGTGGTGAAAATTATGTTAACTCAAGAAAGACTAATGCAGAAGGTTAATTATGATCCGGATAGCGGCGTGTTTACCTGGAAGAAAGGAAGAGGGCCGGCGAAGGAAGGTTCAGCTGCCGGCAGGCCTCACAATAGAGGTTACACAAGGATAGCTATCGACTACAAGGATTATCTAGCTCACCGATTAGCCTGGCTATACGTCCACGGAGAATGGCCTCGTGATGAGATTGATCACATCAATGGTGACAAAAAAGATAATCGCATTAAAAATCTCAGGCAGGCCACAAGGACTGAGAATTGTAGAAACGTCAAGGTTCACAAGAGGAACAGACTTGGAATAAAGGGCGTGACTGAAAGAGATGACTGCATTAAGAGATTTTCTGCACACATCATGATAGAAGGAAATGTTTTACACCTTGGCAGATACAAAACAGCAGAAGAAGCAAAGGCCGCATATAATGAAGCAGCCTTAAGGCATCACGGTGAGTTTTTCAAAAGTTAACCAGTAATTATGGCGAAATCGGGTGGCTCCATGCGCCCGAATACGTTGCCAAAATTTACCACGTTCAACACTTCCTGCGCGCCAGCATCAAGCGGATTTAGGTCTGTAGATATACCCAGCACGATATAGTCATGCTCCTTGATGCCAGTGTACTCCGTCCAGTATGTGTCTTTGGCGACGATTTCATTGCCTGACTGGTCGGTCATGACCTTCCCATTGAACCCATAGTCGCAGAGAATTGATATTGGAGCAGAAAACCCACCATCAACCGCCATTGGGTCATTTTCATCTGGCTCCTGACGATGCCATACGGTAGCTGGCTGTGTGTAACTGAACCGAGCAATGCTGGTCATTCTGCAATCCGCACATAGAACATGAATTTAGGCAATGGCAGGCGAAGCGCGCATAATATTGCTGCAGGCCATAGGCAGTATCGTCTGATTCCGATATTAACCTTAATCTCATTTATCTTGTTCATGAACATCTCCGCGAACCAGTTACCACCTTAAAGAATGGCTTGGCACTTTCGTTAGGGTCAGCAACTAAATCGCCAGTACATCCGGCAGGGTCCAGCAGGCGCATCTGGCTGTAAAGAGTTGACCATGGCTTAGTGCCGTATGCGAATGACTGACTTGCACCAGATGGCGCTGACTGGCTAGTGACGTAGCGACCTGACGTTGATGTCGAAAGCAATAGGGCAGCATAAAGCAGGATTGCACTCTGTCGGCACTCATCGTCGGGGTAATTCAGCTCCAGACACTCAGTGATTGAATCCAGCAGGCAAAGTATGCCAGCAGCCTCAATCAGGCTGAATGACACGCCACGCGATGCCAGCGCAGCAATTAACTCATCGGTCGTTGGGGCGGCCATATTTCTTCTCCATACGGGCTTTCCACCACATTTCGAAAATGTTCTTCACCACAAGTGAAATGGCACCAGCGATTGATGCGACTGCTGCCCATTCAGTTATAGTAAGGTCCATAAATCCTGCCATCTGCGTGATAATCTTTTCCTGTTCGGCTGCCTTCAGTCCTAACCCGGTGCCAATGGAAGCATAGCCAGCTTTATCAATTATCTGACCGGCCGTTCCGTTGATCACTTGCTCTGCGGCCTGTCGAAATCCTTCGTTCATTTCTCACCTCGCTGATGATGTATCGCCAGCACTTGTAAATCTGCCACAGCCCGTAGGCCAGTGCCGCGACCCCAATTAATATGTCCAATTTCGCCACCCCATTTAGTCGCGCACGAAAGGTTGAAGAGATGGATGGCGACCACTAAGAATGCATACTCAGAGTGTAGCGGAGTTTCAACAGGCGTGATGTACTGCCAGGTAAAAGACTCCACCGCAACGAGCCATTCATAAATACACATTGATAGTGAACACAGCGCCAGTTGTGGCGACTTACGCAACAGCATAGGCGGAATAAGCCAAATCATGCTTTGCGCCAGGAAGTAAACAAACTCCGGGCTTGATGGCGTTTTGGTCAGGTAGTCAATGATTGAGCCAGCCAGAACATCGGACATAAACAGTGCGGGCAGAAACATGGCGAAAGCCAGTCGCCGCGTGTAGATGACAGCGCCCAAATACATTAGCGCTACAATGATGTCTAGGCTGGCCGCCATATCAGCGTTTACCGCGACCAGGCGAGCGTGAGCTGCCGTTTGGTTTGACTGCTGAGCTGCCTTGCTTTGGTTTTGGTGCTGCCGGTTTTGACTGTGCCATTTAATTAAATCCTCTTTATATTGGTGCTGAGATTGTATCACATGTTGACAGGGTGCTGGTGATGCAGTAGATTTAGTGTCGTAGATATTAATTATAAATGTGAGGCGGGTATGGAATGGATATTGATATGGCTTTGCAGGTAATTCATGGTAGGCGTTGCTATCTACTTACTTTCATTTTTGATGGTTAGCCTGGTTGCTTTTGTTACATGGGATTTGCAACCATTTGTCGAATATGCAAGAAAGTGCAACTGGTTAGGATTCAGGATTATTGCCGTAGTTTCTGTCGTCTGCGGTTTACTTTTTGCTTTAATGGAGACACTCGAATGACTTTACTTGAATTGTTAGTGCAGGAATTGCCTAAACGCGGTGGGTGGCCTATAGATGCTGATGAGGCTTATTTGCACAGAGATCATAAATATCTACACTTTTATTTTGATAATGGTCACCTATCGAATCATGCACCCCGTGAATGGAGAGAGGAAATATCATTAGTGGGCGTTAGCTTCGAGCCAGATGAGCATGATAATACAGGTCAAACTGTAACAAGAGAGCAATACGAAGCCGCCTTGGCAGCATCAAAGCAGCCTGAATGGAATGGTGATGGTAGGCCCCCTGTCGGCGTAACCTGCGAACACTGCCCAGGTGGAACCACGCAGATGGAATGGGAAGTTGTCACCGTGCTAGGAATTAGCAACAGGCCAGGAGGTATGCTTACGGATTACTGGCTTCGAAAGGAAGATGGCTCCAGTTATATCATTGGCAATCCATACCGATTCAGACCTATCCGTACTGAAGCAGATCGCAAGCGTGAAGAGGCTGCCAAATCCATGATTGAGGTCATTGAGTCACAAAAGCATAGATATACCGAAAACGCTTATATGCTGATTTATGATGCCATCGCCGCCGGTAAAATCCCGGGAATCAAATTAGCCGATTAAAATAAAGCCCCTTAATGGGGCTTTTTATTAGCTCATGGATTGCGTGAAGCAGCTTACAATCGTGGCATTAGTCCCCGATAGTCTGTTTACCTGAAAATACCAGCCAGCCGGAACGTCAGCAGTTAGCTGGCCACCATCTTGCACTGCCGCGCCAATCATTAGTGATATACCTACTATTCCAGACTCCCATACACCAACAGAAAAGCCGCCGCTACCGCCAGGCGCAACAGATGCAGCGCTTGGTCCTACGCGCAATTCAACACGGTCATTTACCAGACCAGCAACAGTAACTGTCTGCGTAGAGCGCGCATTAAGCATAATTTTGAAGGGCTTTGTCAGGTCGGTATGCTGGTATGGAGTGGCAACTGTGACAGCGCGAGAAACCATTGTCTGAGGGGTGTAGTTGGCCCCATTGGTGCCATTCGTACCGTTCATTCCATCGACCGCCTGATATGCAACAGCATAGGATGTTGACGAGCTTCCATCGGTCAGCGTAAGCACTATGCGAGTCCACAGATAAGTTCCTTTGGTGATTGCGGGGATGGAAGCAGTCCATGTGCCAGTTGGTGCCGTGGTGCCCGATGCTGATTGCTGATAAGTGATCGACTGTGATGAAATTCCCACACCATTTGTTCCGTTGGTGCCATTAGTGCCCGGACTGCCTGGTGGCAACACAAGGTTAAGCGTCTGATTAGGGGAATTGCCGGTGATCGTTGCAGCCGCAGGTCCGCTTGTGACGTTACCGATTGAGAGGGTGTTATTCGCGCCATTCGCACCAGCCATAGGAATGGGCAGGCCGAGATTTAACACCTGATTAGGCGATTCACCGGTAATGCTTGCTGTTGGGGTTGAGCCAGCAGGCAATGCAACTACAGTTCCGATTGAAATGACGTTATTTGGCGCGTTGTTACCGTCAGTGCCATTAAATGGAAGTGGTATGCCAAAATTAATAGTCTGTTCTGGCGCTGAGCCTGTTATTTGCACAGTTGGCTGACTTCCGGCTGGCAGGGCCGATACACTACCGACTTTCATTGAGGCGTTAGTGCCATTAACACCATCCATTGGTGCTGGCATTGAAAAATTGATAGTCTGTGACGGTGAGTTACCCGTTATCGTGATTTGCGGGGCGCTGCCAGGTGGCAACTGCTGCACTGTGCCGACGCTAAGCGAGTTTGCTGGCCCTGGATCACCTTTCATATCGGCGGTGCTCATCAGATTCTGCCAGCCGGTATCACCCTGATGCTGCCACTGAATCCATCCTGAACTAACCCTAAGATTAACAGGTTTGCCATCAGCGCCTGACAGCTCACTTAGTGGAATCAAATTGCGCCAGTTCGTTTCACCCGTGTAACGCCACTGAATATAACCGCTGCCTTCCTGCAACTCCACCTGTTTGCCATCTGCACCTGGAGTGCCGGGAGTGCCTCCGCCCCTTCTGTTTGGATATGACATATCGGTTACCTCTTATACACAACAGCAGATGCGGTAGCTGCGCCCTGAATTCCTACGAAACGTACGCGCGCCTGCGTGCACAGCCCATCCATCATTGGTGGAACGTATGAGCTGATTCCCGCACTGACGGCGGTTGCATTTAAAGGCGAGCCAACAGCAGGTAGCCAGTTCTGCGCCACAGGAAGCCCGTATACAAAAACCTGACCGGCAGTCGGAGTTACTGGATTGCCGGATGCGTCGAAGAACTCAAGGTAAACATCAACCTTGTCAGAGTCAGCACCCATCACAGGCGAATTATAATAAATGTCAGGTGAGTTAACCGGCAGCTTGGTTGAGCCTGTTGTGCCGTTAACGAGAACGTTATAGCGTTGTGCCATTTTGAAATCCTCATTGAATGGGCAATAAAAAACCCGCATTAGCGGGTTTAATATATTTCAAAATGATACTCAGCGCATTAAGATTTGGTCTTTGGCGCTGTCTTTTCTTTCGGAGTGGCAACTTCGAAATCTTTGTCACCATCAGAATTAACTTCAGCGACTTTTGATTGCCAGAACTCAGGCAGATCATCGTGAGTGAATTCTTCGCCAACCTCAAGCTGGCGCATCACTCCTTTTTCCAGGATGTTGAGCCCGGAGTGCGTCACGCGGTACTTTTTCTTAGACATTTAATTAAATCTCCAGTTAAGAAAGGGACCGAAGTCCCTTATCATCACAGTGGCGTCTGGTTTCCGTAACCGTGGAACACTTTGCTGCGACCGTTATAATCCTTGCGGATTTGCAGGCCCATAGCGCCCCATACCAGGAAGTTAAAATCGGCATGTGGAGTAGTGCGCGGCTCAGCATAGGTAGAAACTGGCTGACCAACACGCGGACGGATGTACAGGTCATTGCGAACATAAGCAACGAACTGGTTACCAGTCAGCAGGTAGTTGGTGCCAATTTTACCGATACGACCGACGTTGCCAGTACGACCAAAGCTCAGGACGTAATCTTCAATAGTGCCCGCCTTGAAGCCCAAGTCCGCGGCCAACGTGGTCGCCTACTTGGTCTGGGGCCTATCGACCGTCGTCGGCGCCATCCTCGGCGGCCTGATTGTG